CGGTGATGGTGTTGTCTCCACCGTTGCCGCCATAGTTGAACCGGGCAGCGTCCATGCGTCCGGAGAAGAGGATGTCCGCCGCCATCTGGCCGGACTCACTCATCACGACAAACATTAACCGCCCTTCCCGACCGCGACTGCCCAGCACCAGGCTTTCTCTGATCATGTCGCTGTCCAGGCCGTTCAAAGTCAGCTCGACCGACATAGGGCCGCTGGCGTTGTTAGATTCACGCGCCGCGCTGATCTCGCCCAGCTCCCCAACGCCGTAGTACACCTGGCCGTCGAGGATCAATTCGCCGGTACCGGTATGCGCTCGGACGGTCTCTTCTTGGAAGAAGAGTTCCACTGCGTACAGCGCCGAGAATGGGCCCGCGGCAATGATGTCCGTCACGGCCTGGCTCATGGGGAAGTTCTGGATCAAAACGCCTCCCGTAGCTCAATTGAGCCGCTTGAAATCACAGGCTGGATGTTCAGCGAGAAGGTGTCTGAGGTCAGGCGCATCTCGCAGTAGGGATTCCGGTACTCGATCGGGGTCCCAGCGGGGATGTTCGACCGAACCCGCTTGTTCACAGGGATGACAGCCGTACCCGATGCAGCGGTGACATCCGCGGTCACCTCGTACAGTTGCCCGAGAATGGTGATGTAGTCACCTTCCCGGAAGACGATGCCTGACTTGGTGATCCCGCGCGCGTTGATCTGCAGCACATTGGTGTTCGCGATCGAAACGACCGGGTTACCGATGTCATCGGAGCGTTTGCGGGTAAACGCCGGTACATTCACCGTGCCTGCCATGCCGCGAAGTCGGCCGATGAGGCTTGATATCCGGCGCTCTGTCTTGCGCGTTAGCGCGTCGAACTGCATCGAGCATGTCCAGTATGTGCCTGGGTAACTCACGACTTGCTGCGCGTTCGAAAGGGTCGATGTGAATGCTCGACTGTTATAACGGCAGCCCCAAGACATCTGCGCCGGGCAAAGCTCAGCGGGCCATGCTTCGGCCATAGGAATCTCCAGACAAAAAGAAACCCGCCGAAGCGGGTGACTGTGCAAATCAACAGCTACCGACCGGACACATGCCGTAGTAGCGTCTCGCCTTCGTGTAAGGGTTCCCGACCCTGAGCGTGCAGGCCCAGGGATCGGGGTGCGCCAATTCCGGCGCTATTTACGACCAGGAGGTCACCGTGTCAGAAGAAGAATTCAAACCAAGACCTGCTTTCTCAATAGACTGGCCCCGTCAATACGATTGTGGCCCTTCCGATGAGCACCTACATGCCATAGGCCAGTTCATCGCCAATTACTCCATGGTTGAATGGAGGATATCGGGGCTTTTTTCCCACTTCCTTGGAATTGGCCATGATGCTTCACGGCAACTCATCGTCGAGACCAATATCTCAATGGCAGGAATGTTTAAACTCGTTAAGAGTAAGGTAGCGGATGCATCCACTATCGACAGCCAAGCCTCATCCGACCTTCTTTCCGTACTTGCTGAGCTGGATAAAATCACATCACTTCGCAACAAAATTGTTCACTGGCAGTGGGGGATGAACGAGGGCGAAACAGCAACTCAATCCAATCTCATCAAGCCTCGAAATGGCAACCAGAGCACGCAGATATCACTTACAGAGCTTCGAGACACGTGCCTTACGCTAATGAAGATATTCAGAGCCATCGAAATGAATATGCTTATTCTGTCGGGGCAGTATCCTCGAGAACTCCTGATTGCCACGCACAGAGACACATCGCCCGAAAAGCTCTTTCGAGTCTGAAATCAGATATCACTGTTGTGTCGCCGGTTTCTTCGAGTATTACCATTCCTACATTGATCATTTCTTGAGTAACAATGATATCCTCAGCTCGGAACCCTTTCTGTGGCTGAGGTTCGTCGCGGCCATAGCGTGAAAGCTTTGCGCCCATCACTTCATCAACATTCATTCGTACAAAATCGCCGCATTTCATTGAGTTTCTCCAGCGGCTTGGCCGCCATCTAATCTAATCACATCCTGCGCCGGATCGTTTGCATGATCGGGCCGTTTTGGTTCGCGTCTTTCATAAGCAAACGCACCGTGTCTTCCATCGTTTTTCTTGCCAGCGCGATCTGCTCCTCACCGACCGGGCCATTGATCTCGAACGTCTGGTACACGGTCATTCCCGAACCTCCCCCAGCTCCGCCCTGCTGAATGCTATCGAGAGTCCGGTCAAGCTTTGCGCTGGTATCGGCAGTAGTCACACGCTCGCCTTTTTGAAGGAGCCAGGTGCCCGTCTCTGGAACTGAGTCGATCCCGTCGTGCGCCATGCCTGCCAACGCGGCCGCTGAAATGCCAGCCACCATTGGTGTGGTGGCCGCTGCTGCTGTGGCTGCCGCCGCCGGTGCTAATCCCGGCCCTACAATGGGTATCGCGGCAGTTGAAGCGAACGCTGCTAGACTCGCTTGCATCGCTGTAGCTTGAGCGTTTGCGATAAGAGCGGGGGCCGCTGCGGCTTGGCCTGTTTTGCCGACCAAAAGCTGAACGGCTTGATAGGCAAGCCACTGGGCCGCCATCTCTCCGATAGCGCTAACGATCGACCTGGCCATTCCCTCGGCCAAGCCCTTGAACGCGTCTTCTAATGTTTCCGCATCGAACATGACCGACTCAAACGCATCGCCAAAGCGGCGGCTGAAGTTCTGGGTCATGTTGCTGGCTAGCTCATCGAAGTTCGCAAGGTTCTTCTCGGCAGCCTTGAGGTATTTCTCCCAGAACGAGCCGTTAAGCTCGAGCATTTCCTCGTCGAAGTTTTCCTGCAATCCACGGAGCGCTTCCTGGCGCTGCTCTTCAGTAAGAAGAGTGGCGTCTAGGATGATTTGCTTGCGACGCTCGTAGGACTGTCGAAGCTGGTCCTCTTCGCTCATCAGAGAATTCAGGATGCCTACCGCTTCCTTGTTCGTCGCTTCCTGGGCGTCGTTAAGCTTCTGGATGGCATCAGCTTGGGCTTCGTACGCGTTTACTGTGTTGAGCGCTGCGGCAGCTTGCGCGATTTGGGCGTCAGTGGCCCCATCCAACTCTAACCGAAGAAGGGTCACAGCATCGGAGGTCATCCCAACCGTATTGGCTTGGAATTGAAGGAATTGGATCTGCTTAGCGATCTGCTCAGCATTTTTCTGTGCGGCTTTTGCTGACTTTTCTTGCGCCTCAGCAGCCGCGACCTCGGCGAGTGCCAGTTTGTGGATAGCGTCGCTAGTGCCATTTGCGGCTACCCCTTGCTTCTCTAGAGCCTCAATCTTACGCAAGGCAGCATCGACTGCCGCTGTGCCTGCCAGCGGGGTCTCAAGGTTCTGGCGAATCTTCTCTGCGGCTTGCGCCGCTATATCCAAGTTAAGCTGGGCTTCTCTACGATACTCGGCCGCTTGTTCGGCAAATCCGGCGCCACCCGCGAAGTCCGGCAATATGGAAAGCGCTTCAGACACCGAGGCTGCTAGGTTTTGAATCCTTCCAACCGCCGTTGAGTAGAGGTTGATGATCGTATTGCCAAGGCTATCGAAAACCCTGACTACACCATCCCCTGCATCAATGATGAAAGGAAGGGCGCCAACTATGGCCTTGGAACCCGACACAACGGTCGACACAAGAGCGGAGAATGCAGCTTTGGTCTGAGGGTCAGATAGCGAAGCATTTAGATCCTCTATCGCTAGTCGAGCTGTCTCCAGGCTTCCGCTATCACCCGTCAGGAGCCCATTTACTGTGTTCCTCAGCGCTTCAAGCGAGCCGCCAAAAGTGTCGCGGGCTGCTTGCGCGGCTCCGCTATATGAGGATTCCAAGGCTTCAAGGATGATTTTCTGCGCTTCAGCTGTGCGGCCGGTAGCCTCAAGCGCTTCGATAACCTTTTTCTGGTCTTCTTTGAAACGGAAACCTTGACGCGTTAGCGAGGCATATCCTTCCGACGGCGTATCCAACGCTCGGCCGATTGTCTCGGCAGTCTGCTTTATTGACTGCCCCGTTCGTGCAGACATATCAAGGACTGATTGCATTGCGCGCTGAAACTCGTCCCCGACGACGTTGGTAAATGCCAACAAGGTAGTCTGAGCTTGCGTAATGTCTCCAGCTGAGAAGATGCTCCGCCCTTCAAGGGCGTCAGCCATCGAGTTAAGCTGATCGCGGTTATACCCCGCCGCCTCACCGGTGGATCGCAACACAGCAGCAAGCTGCGCCTGCTCCTTCTCGGCCTGCTGCGTCTCGCTAATAACCTTCGTCAGTACCGCGCCTATAGCGAGCGCACCAAAGATCGCCTTGATGCTGTCGGCTGTGTTGCGGGCGCTATTCTGGATCTCCTTCATGCGCTTCTGAGATTGGCGCGTTGCCTGATCCATTGGCCCGGTGAAGCCACCGATTTTGGCGACCAGGTCGAGAGTCAAGGTGCCAAGGTTTCTGCTTGCCATGCCAATCTCCCGGCAATAAAAAACCCGCCGGAGCGGGTTGGTATGATCACTTTCTTTTTTCCATGTAATTCGGGTCTACAGCGCCCCGTTTTACATCATCGCCGTCGAAATACAGCATATCGACCGCCCAATCAGTGTTTTCATCTGCGCGGTCCGTGAATACGTAGAACTTAGTTCTGACATTGGCGCCAAAACGATTTGCAGAGTCCACATAAGATTCGACGTACTGCTTGCACCCTTCCTTGGCTCTTTCTACCTTCACCCCCTCTTGGCCTATCTTGGGGAATTTTGCGTCGGCAGGAGCTAGCAGGTGCCGAGAGATGGCCTTTTGTGCAACCAAATAAGCCGCATCGGAATCATTGCAGGCAGTCTCTAAGCGCTGCTCTTGGCTGTCGCAACCTGCAGCAATTAGCACAGCTGGGACCAGTAGAAATGCTTTCATTGCTACCCCTCAAAAGCGTGAGGGTAGCTTTGATCTTTGCCTTCCGGCTAGTGCCAGGTCTGCATTGCCTCTTCCAGGGACAGCTGAGGCTGGTCCATATGAGGCGCGAATTCATGAACGTGGAACGGTTCAGGCGTCTTCTGTGGATTGCGCTTGGAATTGGCGTATAGGGCTGCCAGCCGACCGCTTGAGACTTCGGCGCGCATGCCCCAGTTGAGGCTCCCCCGCTTTTGGCGGTACGCCATCCAGAGCATGAACTCCCGGTAACTCAGCGAAGCTTGAGCCTCGGCGATGGTGCGACCTCCGATCCCGTTCATCACGAGCTCGCACCACGCCTCATCCTCGGCCGTCAGCTCTACCGCTTTCCCGCGCCGTTTACCTCACCGATAGCCTGAAGCAGTGCCATCGTCAGTCCACCATCGAGCGGGCCTCGGTTCGGATCAGCCTCGCCAGTGATGTCTGCAACCGTGAAAACGGGGCTGCCGTCTTCTTGGCAGACACTGGCAGCAATCTGGGTGGCGAGGGCATCGCCGTTCTCGCGCATCGAGCGAACGTTTTCGATCGCATGCTTATAGGAAAGCGGCTTGATGTATACGGTTGCCGTGTGCTCTTTGCCGCCCATCTTCCACGTGATTTCTTTCTCGACCGGGGCGCCGGTGAAGGCGCCCATCTCCAGAAGGCTATTGAGCGAAAGGCTCATGCTGCCGCCTTACGGATCCAAGCCGATCCGCCTGAGCGCTGGATGGTCGCGGCCGTAGTCACAACAGTGTTGGCCGCGAAGTCAAACGGGAAGTCCGAAACGTAGCCGCGAAACACGAACCAAGTCCGGGTCGTGGGAAGCTCGAAGTCGTCGCCTTCGGTGTTCACTGTAGGCTTGATGCCTTTGCCGTCAGACCAGCCCACTGCCCATGCCAGATCTTCGATCGAGTCGTCTTCAGATAGCTCGTGGAGGCGGATGTGGGACGTATTGCGCGGGTCGGCATTCAGTGTCAGCGATGCCTGACCGGGAGTACGCAATCCGCGTAGGTACTGGCGGACGTTGTCCTCAAGGCAGGTCGCTTCGATCTGGTCAGCAGGATTGCCGCCTGGTGTGAAAGCCGTGGCGCATTCGATCTGAAGAACTTCGAAATCGCCTGGGGTGGTTTTGGAAGGCGCAAGCACGAAAATCTCCGTGCCTTGGGTAAGCATCGCCATGGGTAACTCCTTTGCGGGTCTTTTGGCATAAAAAAACCCGCCGGAGCGGGTTGGTTGGATATGGGCCGGTTAGCGTTGAACGAACCAGTCCACGTCGAAGCTGTAGTGGTAATTCTTAGTGTCCGGGTCGCGATCCTCACCATTCCACCTTGTGAGGTGAGCATGAGGCTCTATAGCGTCACGGATCGCCTTGGCTGTGTTACGTGCGGAGGTCGCGGTGTCGGCGTACACGTCCACTTGAACGGGGAAGCGGTCGATATCCGGCAGGTTGCCGAGGTAGTTCTCGGGCTCGCCACCGGGAATGATCTGCCAGACCGCGTAAGGTCGCGCGGTAGCCTCTTCCGCCTGTCCTGCAGGGTAGAACCGGACCGGGTTACTGCCAATGGCCGCTTTAACTGCTGCGGAGGCGGCGCATACCGCGAAAATGGGCGGAAACATCACTGCACCCCTGCTTTTTTCTGTGCGCGCTTGATGGCGCGATCTACTGCGTGCTCGTATTCGATGACGAAAGCGTCGGATACATCCTGTAGGTTGTTTTCCAAGGCAGGCCGCATGAATGGCTGAGCAGGATATTTTTTAGTGCCGAATTCTACGAATCGGAAGTGCCGGGTATCGCCGCCAGGAAGGCCGTTTTGCTCTTCCTTGCGCTTCGTGCCACCAGCACCGCCCATAACCCCAACTTTGAATGCGAGATCGCCAGAACGGCGGTACTCGCGGCCATTCCAGCGATCGACAATGTTGGCGCTGATGTCGGCCGCGGTTTCTGGGTCGTCCAGGCGTTTGGCATTGGCGATAGCGGCGTCTCGAACCACCTGAGCGGCCTTTCGAAGCGCGAACCGCCCGCCCTTGTATTTCATGTCGCCGGAGATCTCTTCGAGCTTGCCTATGAGGCTATCCAGCCCGTGCATCTCGAATTGGATCTCTTCAGCCATCGTTTACACCCTCGTTACAGGGAAGCGTGACGTATTCCAGCCCAGAATCCGGGTCAGGGAGCACGCCTTGGATGTTGTAGACCTTGCCCCGGTGAACGATGCGCATGGTCGCGTCGAGGTCGTCACGGTGGCGCATCACGATGCGGGCCGTGATTTCTGCCTGCCCAGCACGCGAGGCGATGAAGTCTCGAGCTGACACGGGCTCAACGCTCGCCCAGACAGTGGCAACTTCTGCCCACCCCGGGATCATTTCACCGGTTTCAGGATCCTGAACCGAGCCGCGCCGCTCTATCCGGACTCGGTGTCGAAGCTTTCCGGCCCTCATACACCCATCCCTACGCGGTATGGCGCCAGAAGATTAATGACACTCGGGTTCGGCTCGTATGTAACACCGACGATGCTCGCTTCTCGGTTCTCATATAGATCGCCAAGCACCAGCAGGGTCGCCGCGTCGATGGGTGCGACTGAAACCATTCCGGCCATGGTCTCTCGGAATGCTTGAACCGCTAACCGATAGTCCGTTTCGGCCTGCTCGATCACCTGTATAGCGACATGGTCGTCTGCAATCTGCCGGGCTGCGTCGATCTGCGCATCCCGTTGCGACGAGGCAGCAATAAGGTCCGCTTGCGCGCTTCCCTTTGCAGCCGAAAGGGCGTCCTGAGACTCGAATATGCGGCGATTTAGGTACTGCTTGACCCATTGCATTGCTGCATCGAGGTAAAGCTCGACCATCTCTTCATCGTCGTCCAGGCGAAGGTGCGCCATAGCCTGTTCGATAGTGACCATCGCTAAAACCTCTCGCCGGCGGCTATTTACTTGTCTTCTTGCTTCGCTCGGCCCTTGTTGGCCGGCTTTTCAGCGACTTTGGTGCTTGGCGTCTCTTGGTAGAATTTGCTGAGATCGCGCTTCGCATCAGTGGAGAGGCCTTCAGGCATCGGATCGCCCTTTTTCACGAGGCCGACGCGCTGATCGTAGAAACCTTTGATCGCTTTCATGCTTCCCTCCGGAAAGCCCCTCCGGGGAGGGGCCTAGTCAGGTTAAGGCGTGGCAGTGAACGAGCCAGCCACGAACGCTTCCGGACGGTAGATAGCCAGCGCCAAACGCTCTTCAGCGCGGATCGTGACCATGTTGCGGCGGAAGTTGTCGCTGTCTTCGGTCGAGATCTGCACGTTGGCGTCTTCGCGGTCGAATAGCTGGGCGCCGAGGCGGAACGCACCGGTCAGGAAGTCGCCCTGATCCATCGCCTGCGTAGCAACGACAGGCAGACCCCACATCGTGGGCTGAGCCAAGCCTTGAGGATTAGCGAAGATGTAGCGGCCTTCGTTGTCCTTAGTCAGCTCGATCTGAGCCCAGTCGATCGGGTTCAGAACGTGGCCGGTTGCTGGGTACTCCGCCAAAACAGCCTGGAGCATCGCCAGACGCAGAGTGTCGATCGGGGTCGCAGCTGTGAAGCCAGGAACCAGAGCGGCGTTGTACTGGCTTGCTACCGTTAGCAGGCCTTCGAGGTTGCCGCCAGTGCCGGATCCCTTTAGAAGCTGGAGCTCTTCAACGAAGTCCAGGCCGTAACGCATGCGTCCATCGATGAAGCTCTGCAGCTGCGGGGCGTCGTCGAGGATCTGCTTGGATGCGCGCAACCAATGGGCGATCGTAGCGACACCACGGTTCATCAGTTCGAACGTCAGGTCGGATTCGGCCTTCAGATCACCCTCTGCCACTTGGATAGCGGCGTTGTTGGTGAACCCGGACTCTCGAACGTACTCGATCGAATTGGAGGATGTGCGGCCAGATGCGAGCAGGTCGCGAACCGTCATCCGGCGCTCAGGCATTGCTACGATGCCTTGCAAGCGGTCTGGGCGAACGTTGGTGCCAGCGGAGGCGCCAGCCGACGTAATCGCCTTCACGCGCATTGTGGCTTTGCCGCTCTTGCTTTGCAGCAGAGCTTTGACGCCTTCGTTCTCAATGAACTGCTCGCCGACCGACTTCTCGGCTTGAGGCTGGGCAGGACCACCGCGACGGCCCATCTTCAGCTCGATCTCAGTGATCTGAGCGGCGAGGCTGTTGAATTTGACCAACGCCTCGTCAGCGGATTGCTTGGCTTCCTTGGTGAGGTCGCCGTTCTTTTCGATATCGGCCTTCGCTTTGGTGGCGAATTCCTGAATGACTTCCTTCTGCTCGTCGAAGGATTTCTGAAGTTGCTCGAGTTCCATGGTTAGCTCCATGTGGGTCTGAATGATGTGATCGACTTGATCAGTTCTGCCGTATCGCTCACAGACTCACTCTGGAGCAGCTTGGACAGGCCGCCATTGGCGATGGCAGTGGCCTGGCTTTTCGAGAATCCGGCCTCACGCAGGAATTTCTCGAAGTCTCGTAGGCTCGGAAGGTCGCCGGTCTCGAGGATGCTCTTGACCGCCGACACCCGAGCAATGTCTAGGCATGGATTGGTAACGATCGAGACCTCAACAAGGTCGATCTCATGCAGGGTGCGAACCCCGGATTTGCGGTCGATGCTGTCGCGGTTTACGCGGTAGCCGATCGAAAGACCGGTGATTGACTTGGTCTGGAGGCCTCGATAGGCGATCTTCGCCTGCGGCGCGTCTTCCAACCAAAGCGAGCCAGCCCCATCTAGGCCTACGTCGTCCTCTTTGAGGCTCTCCCATGAGCCGATAGGCATATCCGACTGGTGTTGCCATAGAACCGGGACCGCACGACCTTTGGTGGCCATATCTTCGAGAGACTTGGCGAATGCGCCCTTTTCTACGATCTCGTTGGCAAAGTCGAGGGCGCCGAAGACGCTTGCATAGCCGGAAAACCGGCCTTTGTCTTCGTCAAACTGCTTGACCTCGAAGTCAAATGCTTTCGTCTTCAGGCGCATCAGCTGCGACTCCTATTTTGTCCAGCGGTACGAACTGGGATTGAACGGTGAGCACGTCACCACCGGGCATCGGCGGATCGTTTTCCAGTTCGCGGATTTCGTTTCGGGTCTTGAGGCCGTGGTCGGCGTAGACCTTGTAAAGCGCGGCACGGCCTGCGGAGTCGGCCCGCATGAGGCCTTCCACGCTGTATTCGGCATAGAACCTTGCACGCTCCGCCGGGCTCATCAGCTGACGCTTAATGGCCTGTTCAATTCGCTTGAGGTAGGGCGAAAGGGTGAAGGTCAGGAAGCCAATGAGTTCCTGTTCCATCCCGGTGCCCCATTTCGTCTGTCCTGATGCCGAATGCCCGATCATGTAAGGCGGAACCCGGAACCAGCGGCAGACCTCTTCAATGTTGAATCCCCGACTTTGGAGAAGCTGGGCGTCTTCAGGCTTCAGGCTCAGCTGGGTGTAGGTCATGCCCGCCTCCAGCACCATCGTGCCCGTTGGGCTGTCCTTCATCGCCTGGAGTGATTCGCGGATCTGCGTTCTTTGCTCAGGCTTCAGCGTGCCCGGCGTCTGGATAAACCCTGAAGGCTTCATGCCATTTGCAAAGGTTTTCGCGGCTATCTCATCCGATGCCATCGCCAGGCCAAAGCTGTTGGCCCCGATCGCGATCACGGACATGTCGTTGTAGCGACTAGATGAAAACCCTCGGATGTAAAACACATCCTCTTCGTCCAGTTCGGACTGGCTTCCATCCAAGTCGGTGACTACCCAATACAGACGGCCGTTCTCATCGTAGAGATTGGGACCGACTTGCCAGGGGTCGTATGGGTCGAGCCCGATCAGATCACCGGTGACTGAGTAGATCTTGCGGCTATGATGCCGCCCCCACAGAGCCAGATGGCAGGTGACCCGCTCCCAGTACTCCAGGGCGGTCAAATCTGCGTTGGGCTGGTCGTGCAGTACGCGGTAGAGATTGACCTCAGTCGCGAGACGCTTACGGCCGGGGCCCTCTTTCTCATACAGAAACAGGGGAAGCTGCCCGATCGTCTCAGAGATCAGGCGAACGCATGCAGTCGCCGCGCTGATTTGCATCACGGACTGCGCCGTTACCGATTTGCCGCTGTAGTTCTCACTACCGAAAAACGAAGACCAGAACCCGCCATCGCTGGGTTTGATGTTCTTTCGGCGTGTCAAAGACCACCCAAAAATAGCCATCACACCACCACGATGTTGGAGCAGTAGGAATCCATGTCGATCAGGTCCTCTAGTTCGCCTTGCGCAGCGCCAACCGCCATCGCAAGCGCGACGAGTCCGTCGATACGGCCCGTTGCTTTGTGTTTGTCGAGTTTCCGGTTACCGGCCGGGTCTTTAGTGATCACCGCGTTAGCAGCGCACATGGTCGCCACCGGGTGGCCGCCGTGCTTGATGCGGGCATTAAGCAAATCAGCCTCGAGCGCATCGATTGCCGGGGACATGTCCTTGAACCCCTGACCGAACTCGGCCAATGGGAGGTCGATGCCCTGACGCTCGCAGGCTTTCTTGAATTCTTCGATCCGCCACCGATCGAACGCGACCGTTTTCACCTCAAGACCGGCCAATATTTCGGCGATCTCGACGCATACGAAGTCGTAATCAACCGTCGCGCCTGGTGTTGTGGTCAGAAATCCTTCGCGCTCCCAAACGTCGTACGGCACACGGTCACGTTTTGCGCGATCGTGCAGCCCCATTTCTGGCGTCCAGAAGTGGAAATAACAGTGCTTGAAGCCATCAGAATCGACACCAAACAGCACGAATGCGGTCAAGTCAGTACGTTGTGACAGGTCGAGTCCACCGTAAACCGGCATCCCCTCCAGTGGATCAGGCGTGTCGGAACAGCTCAGCCACACGGATTTCGATATGAATGGGCTTACTGTCGATACACGCTGATTCAGGATCAGGTTGCGGAACGTGTTCTCGCTGCTAGGCATGCGAGCCGCTTTCTCGGCCTGCTTTTGCAGGTCAGGAAGGCTTCGGAAGGCGCCCAATGCTGGGTTTGCCATCCTCCAGGTCTCTTCGCTGAGAATGTCAGCCTCCGCCGGCGCGGCGTACACATGGCACACCGTTCCAGCGTCTTCGCCCTTCAACGCGTCATCAATCCAGACGCTCAATAGATCAGCGTCAGTAGCCGCTTGGGTGGAGATCACCATTAGCATGGGCGCATCGTGCGCACCCTGGGCAGTCACTACCGCATCGACGAAGTCATCTTGCGGCCCTCGCACCTGCCCTGTTTCATCGAGAATCGCGAGGATCGGGGAAAGCCCGTGGGTTGTCTTGCCTTCAGCAGACAGAGCCCGGTATTCGACGTTACGCGCCAGCCCGATCAGCCGTTTACTCGACGGGATGATGTGGACTAGCTTCTGCAGGTCCTCATTGAGGTTGATCATCTTCACCGCGAGGTTGAAAACGATCCCCGCCTGGTCTCGGCTCATGGCGCCTGAGACGATCTGCGAGTTCTGCACCGCCTCCGGCCCAACAAGGTGAGCCAGGAGGATTCCTGCAATTAGCGCCGTCTTGCCGTTCTTCCTCGCGATACTGAGGATCGCCGTGTGCGTACCCTTGGGGTTGTCATACACATCGAGGATGAACTTGCGCTGGAACGCTTCGAGCTTGATCGGCTTGCCGATGTGCTTCCCTTCAGGTGCGCGGCAGTAGCGCTCAATGAAGGCGCATACACGTTCACCACGGGTCATTAGTGCACCTGGGGTTGGGCTAGCAGGTCGTCGTCTTCGATCTGGGCCTTGGCCTGCTGCGCCTCACGCTGAGAGGTGTTCTTGCCACGGGACTGTTTACTCTCACCTACCGTGGCTATGGCGTGGACTTGCAGGGTACGGCACAACGCGATGCTGCGGCGACTCAGTGTCTCCAGCAGCGAATGCTTCGGATTCATCACGACGGTGCCGCGGTCATTGACCAGCGTGTCACCCTCGTCGTCGATCTCTTCCTGAATGCGCTCTATGTCCGCTTGGCAGCGCGCAAGGTTGGCAGCATGGTTCAGGTCAATGTCAGTCCACGAATCCCTCGCACGCGCGCGCACGATGGCTTGCCAGAATGGCACATCGCGATCACGCAGACGGACGTGGGAAGGAACCGGTACATCAGACACGCCAAACGAGCCAACGCGCTCGTGCGTGCTGTCCGCTCTTTTGGCCATGTGTTTGATCCAGATTTTTAGACAGAGATATGAAGAAAAACGTCCGGCGCGGACTTCAGCCGAAAG